AAAGAAAAGGACTAAACGTGGCTAAAGGAGTACCGCACTACTTTAGAGATGGTAAAGAGCATAAAGGTAAGATGCACAAGATGAGTGATGGTACATTACATTCTGGTGCAACGCATACCAAGTCTAGTAAGAAACTTTACCATTTTAAAGATCTTTCTAAAACAGCACAAAAGAGGGCTAAGAGTGGCAATAAAAAAGTCTAAAAAGTCTAAGAAGTCTCCTACACCTACTAACAAGGCTCTGTATAACAGAGTCAAAGCAGAGGCTAAACGCAAGTTTGATGTGTACCCATCAGCCTATGCTAATGCTTGGTTAGTAAGAGAGTATAAGAAAAGAGGTGGAGGTTACGCATAATGTCACTCAAGGAGTGGTTTGGTAAAGGTAAGAAAGGTGATTGGGTAGACATAGGAGCACCTAAGAAGAAAGGCAAGTTTCAGCCTTGTGGACGTAAGTCTGCTTCAGATACCAAAAGAGCCTATCCTAAGTGTGTTCCTAGGTCAAAAGCTAAAAGTATGACAGAAGCACAAAGAAAGTCTGCTGTAAGAAGAAAGAGAGCAGCAGGAAACCCAGGCGGTAAACCTACCAATGTAAGAACATTTGCAAGGAAGAAGAATGGTTCAAAAAAAGTATCAAAATCCTAAAGGTGGTCTTAACAAAGCTGGTAGGGCTTATTTCAAAAGAACTACTGGTGCTAACTTAAAACCACCAGTATCTGCTAAGAAGGCAAAGAAGTCACCCAAAGCAGCAGCTAGGCGCAAGAGTTTCTGTGCCAGGATGCAGGGGATGAAAAAGAAGAGAACAGGTAGTAAAACAGCAAGTGACCCTAACAGTAGGATTAATAAAGCACTTAGAAAGTGGGATTGCTAATGGCACTAACAACAACATATTTAGATTTAGTAAATGATGTACTAGTCAGGCTTAGAGAAGCTCAGGTATCTAGTGTATCTCAGAATGAGTATTCTTCTTTGGTAGGTGCTTTAGTCAATGATGCTAAAAGAGAAGTAGAAGACGCATGGAACTGGGATGTATTAAGAGAAACAGTATCATTTACTACACAGCAAGGCACATTTAACTATAACTTAGATGGTGCTAGAAACAAGTTTAGAATCATCTCTGCACACAATGATACAGAAGATGTATTTTTACGTTATCAGACAACAGGGTATTTTATACAAAACTTATTATTAACAGATACTCCTACACAAGGAGCACCATTGTATTATAATCCTAATGGTGTAGATGCTGAAAGAGATGGTCAAATAGACTTGTATCCTATTCCTGATGGTGATTATGTAATAAGGTTTGACTTAGTAATACCAGAACAAGAACTAACAACTGATACTGACACCACAGCTATGCAGAAGAATGTAATCACATCTCTTGCATGGGCGAAAGCAATAGAAGAGCGTGGTGAAGATGGAGGTATCAGCGTATCAAGTCAATATGCAGTAGCTAAACAGGCTCTAGCAGATGCTATAGCAATTGAAGCTGCAAGAAGACCTGATGAAGAAACTGTGTGGTATCCGTCATAATGCCTAACAAACCTATACAACCAGTAGCTATAGTATCACCAGGTTTCTTTGGTATTAACACACAAGACTCTGGTGTTACTCTTGACTTGTCATTTACGCTAGAAGCAGACAATGCTGTGATTGATAAGTCTGGTAGAATGGCTGCTAGAAAAGGATGGGAGTATCAGACAACTGCTGGTGGTACATCAACACTACCAGAGGCTCTAGTAGAGTTTGACGCATACACAGCTACAAATTCTTATAATATTATTAGTGGCGGTAACAACAACTTATATGAAGGTGAAGGTACTATGTCTGCTCTTCCTGTATATAATGTAAGTGCTACAGGAACATTAGGTTATAGTATAACAGACAACAACTGGCAGTTTAAACAGGCAGAGTTTGAAAGTGGTCTTAACTTTAGTCCACATATGTATGCAGTACAAAAAGGTCATCAACCTTTAGTATATAATAAACTACCAACAGGAATTTTTGGTTTTAGAAGATTAGTAGATGTTGGTAATGTTCCTTCTGGGTACGGAGCAACTACGTTTATACCAAATGTAGCATTATCAGCTTTTGGTAGAATGTGGATGGCTGATATAAAAGATGACCCGTTAACAATATACCATAGTGTATTACTAGACGGTTCAGACTTTACTGGTTCTGGTTCAGGACAGTTAAACTTAGAAAAAGTTGTACCTGGCGGTGACAAGATAACAGCACTAGCTGCACATAACAACTTTCTAGTAATATTTTGTGAACACCACATTGTATTGTATCAAAATGCAGATGATATAAGTAATATATCATTGAATGATGTAATAGTAGGTATAGGATGTATTGCAAGAGATTCTATACAAGTTATAGGTACTGATTTAGTATTTCTATCTGATAGTGGTCTAAGAAGCCTAGGTAGAACCATACAAGAGAAGTCAGCACCGCTAAGAGACTTGTCAAAGAATGTAAGAGATAACTTTCTTGCACTTGTAGCGGTAGAGAACAAAGAAGAGATAAGAAGTGTATATTATGAGAAAGAAGCATTTTATTTACTAACTTTACCAGCTTCAGGATTTACTTTTTGTTTTGATGTAAGAGCAACACTACCTGATGGTGCATACAGAGTAACCAGATGGGATAGCATAGACCCATCATCATTTATAGTTACAAATGATAATAGGTTACTTCTAGGTAAAACTGACGGTATAGCAGAGTATAAAAACTTTACAGATAATGGTTCTAGTTATGTATTTAGTTATCTATCACCATACCTAGACTTTGGTAGACCTGATATAACAAAAATACCTAAAAAAATTAATGTAACAGTCATAGGTGCTATTAATACTACATTGGCTTTAAAGTGGGCTTTTGATTATAGTAACAGTTTTAATACTTCTGATGTACAAACACAGGAAGGAAACATTGCTGAGTATGGTACAGCAGAATACAACATAGCAGAATATTCAGCTTCTGTATTTATTGATAAACTTAGTACACAGTTGTCAGGAAATGGTAACATCTTACAGGTGGGCGTAAATGCAGCAATAGATAGTAACCCTCTATCACTACAAAAGATAGATATATATTCAGTCTTAGGAAGGACTATATAAATGAGTAATTATACAAAAACAACTAACTTCGCAGCAAAGGACACATTAAACAGTGGTGACCCAAACAAAGTCGTTAAAGGAACGGAAATTAATACTGAATTTGATAACATTGCTACAGCAGTTGCGACAAAAGCTAATTCTGCCTCCCCAGCGGTGACAGGAACAGCGACTATTACGAATGTTGTACTATCAGGAACAATGTCTGGTGGTTCAATAGAAGGAGGGACATACTCGTGAGTATCTTAGAAGATTACAGAAGATTCCAAGAAGAGCAACGTGCGAAAGGCATAGACCCTTCTGTTGCTCCTAGACTGACACAACTAGAGCAAGATGTACTAAGATTAGCTGCTACGTCTCCAGAACCCACCACAGCCTCACCACAGCCCCCTGGAGACGATAGTAGCCCTACCATGCTTACAGAGTCAAGAACGCAGACACAGGCTCGTGAGAGCGTTACAGACGCTACTATGTCTTATGAAGATAGATATAACAATCTAAAGACAGAATTAACTAATCAAATGGATTTTTTAAGGCTTAATGATTTTACTTATGTGAATCCAGGAGATTTAGATTATATCATAGATGAACAAGCTAAAGAGTTTGCTAAAGCTGGTGTAGATAGTATATTGGATATAGGAAAAAGAACTGAAGAAGTAACTGATAGAAATGTAGAAGTAGAAAGGTTTACTGACCCTGATACTGGTAAAACAAAATATAGATACACTGAGGGTATGATTGGTTTTGGTGGAACTGGTACAAAGACTATAGAAGTAGACTCTAGTTTAGTTAAACCTATTAATACTACTGATACATTAGGAAGACCAGAAACTATGTATATGGCAGAGTTGCCTACTGAAGTACCAGTGTTATACAATAAAAAAACAAATGAAAGAATAGATGTATTTCAAGCTGGTGGTAGGTTGTATGGAGGTATGGACTCTGAAGGTCAAGCTACTAAGTTTGGTGATTTGTATTCAAATGTAGAAGGCGGTGCTGCTTTGAATATAGAGTTTATGGAAGATGGCACTCCTATGTTTTACCCTTTATACAAAGATACTTCTGATAAAGGAATGATTAATGC